ATAGTCTAGGCGTAGTAGCTAAAAATGTAGGAAGTATTATGGCTGCTGCGTTTACCTTTAGTTCTTTGGTAAGTTTTGGCAAATCTGTTATAGATACAACAGCAGAATTTCAAAAATTAGAGGCTGTTCTAGGCAATACCTTAGGTTCAAACTCTGCTGCTGCAACTGCGATGAAACAAATTGCAGAATTTGCTTCTACTACTCCATTTGCGGTTGATGAACTAACTTCTTCGTTTGTTAAATTGGCAAATCAAGGCTTTAGACCTACAATGGACGAAATGCGTTCTTTGGGCGATTTAGCAAGTAGTACAGGTAAATCTTTTGACCAATTAGCAGAAGCTTCGTTAGATGCATTCACAGGAGAATTTGAAAGGTTAAAAGAATTTGGTATTAAAGCCAAAACAGAAGGCGACAAAGTAACATTTACTTTCAAAGGTGTTAAAACGCAAGTTGATAATACAAGCGATTCTATAAAAAATTACATTTTATCATTAGGCAATATAGAAGGTGTTAGTGGTGGAATGGCAAAAATATCTGCTACATTAGGAGGGCAATTATCTAATTTGGGTGATAGTTTTACACAATTGCAAAATAACATCGGACAATTGAATAGCGGTGCTTTATTTACAATGGTTTCATTATTACAAAAGGCAGTAGGTTATTTTACAGAATTAACTAGCAAAAAATTAACAGAGCAAAAGTTAGCAATATCTGTATTAATTAATGGAGAAGAAAGCACAAAAATAATTGAAGAATATAATAGAGAACTATCAAGAATAGGAGAAATAAAAGATAAAAATAAGCTAAATGAGCATTTAAAGTATATTAATACTAATATGCAATTTTATCAGCAAGCGATGATAAATGAAACAAATGCTAAACAAAGAGATATTTCTTTTGCTTATTATAATTTATTTAAAGAAGCTCGTAAAGCTGCTAATGGTCAAATGAAATTGATTCTTAAAGACCAAGAGGCATTAAACAATAAACTTGCTGAAAAAGCTGCCAAGAATGCAAAAGAACAAAAATTTAAAGAAACAATTAAATTTAAACCATTAATTTCAGAACAATTATCAAACGCAGATATTGACTTAAATGCTTTAAAAGAAGCAGAAAAGCCATTAAACGATTTTCAAGCACAAACTAATTTATTAAATCAAAATTTAAAAGAATTAGAAGTAATTGGTGGTACAGCTTTTACTCCTATTATAACTGGGTTAACAACAACCAAAAAAATAACAGATGAACAAATAGCTAATTATCAAAATATGGTTAATTTGTTAGGTGGTGCTTTGACTTCTGCTTTTGATGCTGCATTAATTAGCGGACAGAATTTCGGGCAAGTACTTATAAAAGCAATTGGCGATTTAATCAAAAAATTATTAGCTGCGGTTGCTACTGCTGCAATACTTAGCGTAATTTTGAATGCATTTACAGCAGGTGGTGCTGCTGCGGTTGGAGGTTTTTCAGGAATATTAAAAGGTTTAACAGGCTTTAATTTTGGCGGTAAACCAACAGCGGACAAAGTTTCAAGTTCTGTACCTCAAAGAACAAACGAGGGTGCTGTATCTTTTGAAATTAGAGGCGACAAATTATATGGAGTTTTACAAAATTATAATCAAAGACTTAGCAGACTAACATAATGGCATATAACGAAAAATACTTTTTTGAATTTGATACTCTTAAAACAGCCGATAAAACGCAATTGTTTTATAAAGTAATATTTTCTAAAAAAGAAGATAGTGCAGTTGTTTATGATTTAGTAGAATTAACTCCTGCAAATAGTCCTTTTGTATTAAGTTACAAAAGTTTAGACGATTTTGCATTTAGTCCATTTAGGGTATCTAGTGCTGAAATAAATATTTTATATCCATACGATCCTGTAACCAATACGCCACAACCTGAAAACTTTTTTAGTGATACAGATGAGCAAACTTGGAGGGTTCAATTATTAGAAAGCACAGATAACGGTGCTACATTTAATTTAAAGTGGCAAGGATTTTTAATAAATGATATTCAATATGAATGGCAGGATGCATACTATTACAGATTAACAGCTACCGACAATTTAGGAGTATTAAAAGATATTAAGTATAGCCGTTCGGACAGGTTTGCAATGCCTAATTACGATCCCGAAACAGGGCAGTCTCTATTAGGTTTTATATATGAATCATTAGAATTTACTGGTAATGTATTAGATTTAAAAATTGCTTGCAACCTTAAGGTTCAAGATGTAATAGTAATTTTTGAAGAAATTTATACATCAAAGTATGCTTATATTGATTGGGATAAGAAAACGCCTGTACCAATGTATGATGTATTAACTAAATTAATGCGGTCTTTAGGATGTATTTTATATTTAGACAATTCTGATTGCAGTTGGACTGTTTTAAACATAAATGAAATAGCTACAAGTACTAATAATGAAGTTCCATATAGAAAGTATAACGAGGGCGGGTTTTTTGAAAATGGCGTACTAAATTTTAATTCTACTATAAATTACGATACTAGTGCATTTTGGAGGGATAAAAATCAATTAGTAAGCATTATGAAGCCTATTAATACTGTAAGGTTCTTTTTCCCTTATAGACCTAAAAACTTATTAAGCAATTATGGATTCCAATATGATTTAGCAACGCCAAGTCCTTGGACTGAAAACTTCCTTTCAGGAAATAACGAAGTACGTTCAGATATACCAACTGGAAGATTTGCAAATAGGATATTTCCTAAAAATTACGATGATTATTATTTTCACGTTGAATCAAACGAATTAAATAGTTCTGGTATAACGGGTGATAGATTTTTGGGTAATCAATTTGATGGAGGAACTTCTTTATTTAGTTATCAAAAGTTTTTACACGCAAAGTTTGATTTTCAAATAGATTCTTTAGCTGAAAGCAACGAGGGTTTTAACTTTCAACTTTATGCTACAAGGGTATCAGATGAAATTTACTTTGATAACTCCGATCCTGCCGTACCTTTTGGAACTTGGAGTATAGCTAGTTCATCTACTAACCCAGCACCTAGGATACCCGTTTTTGCGAATGGGGGAAAATCGGCAAACTTTCAAATTATTACTAGTGGTATAGTATCAATCATGCAATCTATTGGTATTAAATTTTTACCATTTAGATACAACACTACTGAAAAGTTTTATAATGTAGATAACATACAATTAAACGTATTAGCACAAAAACATAAGGATTTAGTTAAAACTGGCTATTTTGCTAGTAATTCAAATAATCAAATTAATGAATTAGAGTTTGACGATATGATGTTTATTGGTGGCGAAGATGTGATAGATAACCATGTTTTTGAGGATTTTATTTGTGTTCAAGATGGTTCTATACCTGCAAATTTAACTGTTACTAATCAATGGAACAGAGCATGGGAAACTGGAAATGAAAATACATATAAGAACTTTAACGAGTTGGCATTATTGTCTATTGTTTCATTTTATCGACAAACTGCAAGAAAGTTTACGGGTAATGTTTATTCTGATAATTTTGATTTTTTACAATATTATGCAATACAAGGTGCTACATTAAATAACGGAGTAGCGGTATTATATGAAGAATTTGAACTTAGAGTATTAGAAGATGGTGGTACAGTAGAAGAAACATCATGCGGTGCAGATTTTTTAAGTGAATTTTATGCACCTTTAGGAAACTTTTTAACGATTGAAAAAGTTATAGATTACTCAAATAGTACAACATTAGTAAACTTACACGAAGATTTTACAAACATTTTAGAACCTAATTTTTATTCAGGCATTGGTGGTTCGGTAACACAACCTGGAGGCATTTTTGGAACATTTACTGGTGGAGCAACAATAAGTCCACAACAAACATTAACGTAGTTATGACAGAGAAAGAGCAACTGCAAAAACTAAACGCCCAAATGGATAAATGTTTGTTAGCAATTGATAGAATTGAACAAGCATTGTTAGGTAACGAGTTTAACGACAACGGAATAGTTAAGCGTTTAAAAGTATTAGAGGCTAAACTTAAAAGACTAGACAAAGCGTTTTACATTCTTTTGGGAATAGTAACATGCGGTGCTTACCCTGCTGCTATTAAGATTTTACCTGCTATAAAAGAATATTTAAAATAATAATTTATGAATAAAAAACTTAAAACAAACTACAAAACCACAATAATCGGGTTTTCGTTAGCAATTTTAATGAGTTGGCAGAATTTAGAAATAGACCACCCATTTTCTCCAAAGTCTATTTTTTCAATAATTGTTTCAACTGGTGTAGCAGCATTAGGGTTTTTACTAAAAGACGATATTTTAAATGGTAGTAAATAAAAAAGGAATTGATTTAATAAAGCAATTCGAATGTTTTAGAAATGATGCTTATTTATGCCCTGCTAATATTTGGACTATTGGCTACGGAAATACAAGAGGCTTAGATGGTAAACCTATAAAAAAAGGCGATAAAATAACAAAAGAAGACGCAGAAAAGCTACTAATAAAAGAAGTAAATGAGTTTGCAAGTGGTGTAAAAAAACTATTAAAGGTTAAATTAAATGAAAATCAATTTAGTGCCTTAGTTTCTTTTGCTTATAACGTGGGTTTGGGTAACTTAAAAAATTCTACTTTGTTAAAATTGGTTAACATATTGCCTAACTCTGATGCTATTTATACACAATTTTTAAGGTGGACAAAGGCAAATGGTAAAGAACTTATGGGGTTAAAAACTAGACGTGTAGCTGAAGCAAATTTGTATTTTTCATAAATTAATTGCTAAATTAGCATAATTATAAAAAATGTTTCGCAAAGAGGATTTAATCGTTTGGAACGGAATAATCACATACTGGCAAATTTTAAAAGATATTGCCGATGCTAAAGAATGCATGTTTGCTAATGAGGAAGAAATTACTTTATACAATTCTATATGAAATTTAGACCTAGAATAACAGAAAAAGAATTTAATTATTACCAAAATAAAAAGATTTGGGATAAAAAGTTATACAAGGTCTTAATATTTTCAGATGTACACGGGTGGTTAGCAGACCTAAAAGCAATGCGTGTAATTAATAAAGTTTTACAAGCTAATAACTTTGATGAAGTGTGTATTAACGGTGATTTGGTAGATTT